ATGCGGAGCTCACCCCGTTCCTTGTTGGTTCCTGTCGTGTTCCGCCAAGATCGCTTCGAGTTCCGCGACCAGCTCGGGGTTACGGCGTCGGCGGGACGCCGACATGTGGCCGGGGGTGCGTACGGGCTCTGGCGGTTTCAGGTCTTTCACCCCGCCTCGGGACAACTGGATGAACGACAACTGGCGTAGCTCGAAAATAACTGATGCCAGAAGGAGTTCCGCTTTCGACCACGGGCCGTGGGGAACGTCGTCGCCTTGTTGCGCGATCAGGTCGGCGAGTTTCTCGTCCCCGAGCTCGTCCCGGATTTTCGTGCGGAACGCGGACTCCGGTGGCAGCGCATCAACGAGATCGCCCAGCTCGGCCCACGACAGGTTGCCGGCGAAAACGTCGGTGAGCCGCACCGAGTAGAAGCGGCGCATATCCGCCCGCAGCACCGCGCCGTACTGGTCGATTAGCCGGGCGAGCTGAGCAATTTTCCCAGGCTTTCACCGGTCATTTCCTCGATCTGCGTGAAGATCGCGATCAACTCGTTCAACCTAGGTTTGACCTTTTCCCAGGCTTTCGGATCGACAAGGGCACCTTCGGCCCAGGCCCGGAACTTGCGGGTTTCCTTCTTGAGGAAGGCGTCTTCCAGGTCGGTGAAAGCGTCGATATCCCAGTCGCCGATGGGCCGCAACGTGAACGGCATGTCGCGGATGACGATGGGCAAAGGTTCGGTGGCTTCGAGGAGCGCGTGAGCTTCCGCTTGCAACTCACGCGCTTTACTCGGTGCACGGCGGGCTGGGGGCATCAGATGCCCGTCATTCCGATGAGGCCCTTCATGACCGGGTACCAGTAGATCGCGTTACCGGACGAATCCGGGTAGGCAGTCAACGTGACGGACCGCTTCGTCGCATCGCCATAGGCGATAGGCATGTCGGTCTTGGACGTGTTTTGCACAACCGGGCAGTAGGCACGCAAACGGTTGTCACCGTCAACGATGTCGAAGATCGTCGAGTACTGCACGGTGAGCGGCGGGCCGTCGACAACACCGGACACGAGACCATCCGCGCCGACCGTGACACTGCCCCACGCCAACCGGTGGAACACTTCGAACGCAATCGGACGGGACTCCAGGAACGACACATCAAACGTCGCCTTGCTGGTAGTAAGCAGCGTGCGAACGGGTGCGCCAGCGCCGAACGCAGCGATGTCCTTGGAGGAGTCGGCGTACTTCGGGGTGAGGGACGTGTCCATCCACCCGCCCGCTTTCCAACCGGCAGGAATGACTGCGGTGGCCGGGTTCGCACCCGCACCGGGAGTTGTCTCGACAACACCGACGTTGGGGGTTGTGCCACCGGTCAGGAGCATGAAACCGGCGGGGACGGTCATCGCGGGTACGTTGCCGAGAGCCACCGGGAAGGTGACAACCCACGGGCCAGTACCCGTCACGGTGATCGTGCCGCCGTAAAGCAGCGGGGCGAACGCCGTGTTCAACGCGGTCGCCAACGTCGCCGCGGAAACGTTGTAGGCGATCCCCGACGCGGTGTAGCCGCGCCACGTCAAACCGAACGTGCCACCTGTTGGCACACCGGAGAGGGAGACGGTCTGAACCTCCGCGGTGTACGTGACCGCCACGGGGGCGGCTGTGTTCGACAGGTTCCACCACGACAGATCACCACCGGAAGTACCACCGGCAGCTTGACCACCGAAAACAAGAGCGCTGTTGACCGGCATAGCGGTTTTCCTTCCGGGCATACAAAGAAGCCCGAAGCCGGGATGGCAGCGGGCTGTAGAGAAAAAGGAGGGTTAGGCGGGTTTGACGTGCAGCCGGGCGGTCATACCGAGCCGGCGGTCATTGGTGTTCGGATTCGGCCGGGGGGACGGGCCGGACAGGATTTCGGTTGCGGACACAACCGCCCCCGGAAAACGGAAACCCGGAAGCTGAAACTCCACCGCCGTCGTGAGCTGCGCGGCGAGCGCGTTGACTGCGACCCGATCAGGTGCGAACAGGTTGAAAACGACCGTCGCCCGGTCATACGGCAGGCCCATCGGACCGCCCAGTCGGAACGCCTGAATGAACCTGCCCGACACGTTGTCTGGGACTTCCGGGGCGAACTCGCAGTTAGCGATGACCGTCGCCAGCCACGCAACAACGAGCTCCTCGACGTCGATGTACGGCAGGACCGTCACCCTGACTCCATGACGTCACGGGCGAGGCGCATCACCGCATACTCCGGCGAATGTCCACCCTGCGGCCGTGGCCCTTTCAGCCCAGTGCCGAACTCGATGAAGATCGCGTCGTCATCGTCGTTCCGCAGGATCGCCTGCGCCCTGTCCTCACGTGGCTCATCAACGACCGAGAACGATTCCTTGTAGTGCTGCGTTGTTCCGTTCAGGTCGTATGGGGCGATCGCTTCAGCGAAATCTTTCCCCAACGACGCACGACGGTGCATCTCCGCTTGCATAGCTACGGATTTCAAAATCTCTCGGCCAGCGGCAAGGTTCTGCGGGTCACGCATGTTCCATTTCGCGCTCACCCAGCCACCTTCTTCCCAACAATCACGACACCCGTGACACCCCAAATCGCTTCGGTGGAGAACACGTCGAACACATCGGTTCCGACCCGTAGCTGATCGACCGGCGCGACAGTGGGTGAGCCGTACGGCGCGTAAATCGTCAGGCCGTCGATGACCTGATCTTGGGTGCCATCAGCCGTTTCACTCCCCGACGTGGGGGCGACGAGACAGCCCGGCATCGAAACTTCGGTGACGATCTTCGCGGGAATGCCGAGCGCGTCTTTCGCACCGAAGGTCGTACGAAGCAATGTGATCGTTTGCGTCTGGTCCGCGAAGGCGTCGAACGGGTCCATCACGGAACGCCGTAGATGGTGGAGAAGTAGCCGTCCCCACCGCACTGCGTGGTCGTGTTCCCGTATTTCACGGAAGTGCCTGCGGGCCGGTAGCCGCGGATGAACGTGTCTTCCACGGCGGTGATGTACAGGTTGCCGGTCGGATTCGAGTACGTCACCGACTGGGAGAACGGCCCGACAGTGCTCGACGCCTGGCTTGCGCCTGCGGTGGCGATTCCGATCATCGCTCGTTTCACCATGTTCGCAGTGACCGACCGAAGGATGTCCGGGTCAACAGCTCCGGTATCAACTTCGCCATCGATGCCGGGGTATTGCGCCCGGATCATGAGCGAAGCGTCATCGAGGAACGCATTCGCCATGTTCGTTTCGTTATCGGAGAGGGGACGCCAACGGTTCGCTACATCGTCAGGATCGGCGAATGGCACGGCCATGTTGGCGTCCCCTCTTCCGGTTAGTTCGACTCGGCGGTGGGCTTGGCCCTGCCGCGAGGCTTCGGCTCCACGTCGTCCGCCGCAGCGGCAACATCTGCCGTTTCGACTTCGGCGATGAGCCCAAGGTTCGAGAGCCTCTTGATCTCCGAATCTGAGACGTACGCGGGGATGACAGAGTTCGCGTACAGGTAGAGATCGGACCCGTCTTCCTTCTTCGCCAGCACGAGTGGCGCAGTGACGATGTACGACATCAGGCAGCCGCTCCCGTCAGAACGAACCCGGCAGCGGGCTCTTGAACAACGGGGACGGTGACGCGCCGCATACGCAGCTTCCAGCCGTCAGCGTCATCGTCACGGATCGACTTTCCTTCGACGCCAGGCGCACCCGCGTTCGAGTAACCCGGTCCGCCGAGGTCTTCGTCGGCCATTCCGCCGAGCATCGTCGAGTCGGCGACGAGGATCGTGCCGGCAGTCGGAAGGTTCGGGGTTGGCAGGAACGTCATACCGTCGATCACCGCGAACAGTCCCGTAACGGTCGCGTTCGCCGTCTGCTCCCGAGGGAGGAAACCGCCGGACACGAATCCGGCGTAGGCGTTCGCCCACGTCGCATCGTCGAGCACGACAACGTCCGGGTCATAGCCCTGGTTCAGCGCCAAGATTGCCGCCTTAGCAAGAGCTACGTCCTTCAACATCTGAGACGCCGTCGCCGTCTTCCACGAAGCGATGACAGCAGTCGTAGCAGTGACTGCGGAGGCGACTGCGGAGAGCGCGAGGCCATCGATCAGCTTCACGTTCTGATTCACCAGCTTGTTCAAGGCCTTGGTCACGGGGTTCATCAGCTGACGCTTGACGGACTCGTCGTAGACCTTGGTGTCCTGGCCCCACTTAACGGTCTTCGCAAGCGAAGCAGCGCCGGTAGGGGCCGGAGTCAGGGGGTACTCGGCACCCGGCGCAACCGCACGCGGGGCGTCCGTGGTGAAAATCGACTCACCGGTCTCGTACAGAACAGCTCCACCAGAAACCTGGAAACGCTGCTTCAGCAGAACATCCGAGATGTACCGCTGCTCGGCCAACGTACGAAGACGCCTAGACACGAGCGTCGGGCTTGCGAGGAATCGGTTGATGGTTTCGACGTCGCCAGAAAGGGTGGGCGCAGCCGGCGGGTAGGTATAGCTCATGTCAGCTCACGCTTCCTATCGGGCCATGAGGACTTCGACCAGGTTGGTCGCAGTCGCGGTGGTGAGGGCCAGGCCGACGATCAGGTAGTCGGTCGTGCCGTTCGTGTGGGCAATCGCCGTTCCGGTCGCGCCCGCGTGGACGAAAGCGCCGGCAGTGATGCCGCCGGTACCGGCGACGAGCTTCTGCACACCGCCCGCGTAGACGGTGACGGTCGCGCCCGATGCAGCGTCGAAAGCGGCGACGCCGCAGACGGTTGCGTCGGCAGCCGCGCACGGGGCGACGGTGCCGGATCCGGACACGGACAGAAGCTGTCCGGCCGTGACTGCCGCCGAGGTCGTGCGCGTAAACGCCTGCCCCGGCGAGTGGAGCGGAAGGTACTCAGCCATCAGATGGCCTTTCTGGGAGAGGGGTTACGTGCGCGGTCAGCGGAAGCGGCTACTTCGACGGTCCGAACAGGGCGGAGAGAACTGCCCCGTCTTCGTCGATGACCCCGGCGGGTGTCGCACCAGGGCGCAACTGTTCGACGGGGCGCGTTGCTGGCGCGC